GGTATGTGCCCCCCAATGATCTTCAAAAGCATTAAGACGAAGCCCGAATATAGCCGTTCTATCGCAATCATGAGCATTTGTGGCACCAGCGCGGTGATATCGAGTCCGGACGGTTGTTCCACTACCAAGTGATGCCTTATATGCAATAGTGCCCTGCGTATATTCGTCTGCTGTGTCCTCTCCCTCGGCGCTTACCTCGGATATATCCGAAGAACCATCATTGATGGCCATCGTTATATCGTCGGACGTATTGTCCATTAACCAATGCGTTGCCGCAAAGATTAACCAATCACCAGCCGATGGTATGGATATGCTTGCTCCAGATGTGTCATATGATGCTGGAGCATCACCAGAATGCGTCTGCTCGGAATATGCAAAATCATTCGACGTCAAATCCCCGAGCTTTAATGCTAGGAATTTGAAACCGAGAAACGAAGCAGTCCCAGTGCTAGTTGCAGTGGCGAAATATATATTATCGTTTGTTGATAGGGTTATTCGATCGATAAATACGACCTGATGATTTGTCCAATCAGTGTAAGGGCTTTCATTTCTGTCATAGCCGCCAGCCAGGGCAGACGAGCCAGCAAATGTGGAGCCCTGCCTTACGCGAAAACTTACATTACCGTTGTTGGAGGAACACCATGTGCCACAAACGACAAGGATGAAAACATCATCGCCATTTGCGAACCCGGCTGTTGTTAGATTGGACCAGGTTACTGTATAATTAGTTTCTTCAGTTTCAGTAGTACCCGTGCGGGTACGTGTATTACTAGTATCTGATTTGTAGAAATGTGTGAGGTTGGCCACACATCAAGACCTATAGTCAATAGTTGCCGACCTGATGATTCTGCGCAAAACTCGAAATAATATGCCAAAAAGCGAAGCAAATTATGATGGATTTATGTTAAATATTCCATTACTAGTATCAAGATCAACAGTAAATGTCTCACCAATCTGCAGCGTGACGCTGCTACCATAATCCCACCAGCCAATTAAAGGATCGGCGGGAGATGTTGATCTGTCATTATAAAGAACCGCCATCTGAAATGGACCGATTGTGCCTCCGGATGCTGTCCAAGTAGGGCTAGACAGTTCAGCTCCGATAACTTTTGTAGTATCTCCAGATCGCGATGTACTCATTGTTACGCTAACACCACCGGCGGTATATCCATTGCCGGCGCCAGCAGTCTCAGTAATATCGGTTTTCACGGCATCGGTTGCTGAAACCGATGCAGCGGTTGCAAGCATAATTTTATAACCTGCCCCGCTGTTGTCATCAAAATCATGAACCCCATTAGCAAAGTCTTCGGAAAACTTTTCAAAAAAGTTAAAAGCAACCATTATCCGACTACCCTTCCTTGGAGATCGACAACATAACCACTATTGTCTAGTGCCTGCAGAGAACCATCGATTAATAGGTATAAATCATCAGCATTTGAGCTAGAAACTCCATATGCTGTTGCAATATTAGAATAATCGGTTCCATCCTGCATATAGTACATATGTTGACGAATCTTAAATATTTTATTCCTTGCTTCTCTTAAATACGAGATTGCCTCATTGAGTTCATGCACTTTATATGCGGCGCTGTCAGATAAATCAATTTTAATAAATGTTATTGGCATTTCTTCATGATCCCGACAAGGTAATTGTTACGTTTAGCGTATCACCATTACCTAATGAACGAGGTGCTGAAAAGTCAGCAGCAAAATATAAAATCCCTGAAGTTCCGGTCTGCGCATTACAAATAAATCCCCCATAAATTGTGGTTGTACCATTAATTGGGAATACACCCTTATTTGCAGAGTTATTTACAGATTTCCCAGAAACGGTACCAAGCGTAAGTGCTTGTCTATTACCAGTGTAACTGGTATTTTCGGTCCATCCACTATGAGATGCGAGCGTATCTCCGGGATCCACCGTACCTGTATTTTTTAGCCCAATATACCACGCTGCGGTGTATGTTGATCCCTTGAAATATTTATCGAGTAGATCATTAATTCCGGCATCCACAACGGTATTTGGAACATTCTCCACCCAAAGAGGATTTCCATCTGAATTAAATGCTTCAAATTTCCACCAGGAGCGCACGCGAACATCGGCGTTCGTTGGCGCATTCCCAATTGCGCCAGCATTAACGATAGCGCATGGCCTGAGATTTGCTTCCACGGGCTTCCTTTCAGCCCATAAGCGCCATTTATGCGTGGACGTCGCCAACGCCGACGTTGATGAGCGCTTTTCCGGTGGTTGCGCTCTGCGCTGCTGCGCCAAATGCGACAGTATTGTTCTCAATATCACCAGTCGCTTCGGTGATACCGGCCGGGGTATCGAACTTGGAGACACTCGCGTCCCAGGTAATCTTCATCCCGTTCGTCCATGCACGGTTTGAATCCTTCGGGACGGTAACCACACCACGCCCAACAAAGACGGATCCTGTTCCGCTCGTCGCCGCAATATTCACGAGAGCGATGCCAATAAGCGATCCGATAATAACAACATCACCAGCACTAATCGCCGTACTGGTATTGCTGTATGTTACGACATCTCCGGGTTGAACATAATTAGTCGTCATAACTGAGTTTTCCTCTCGATCATTTCCAGCCGGCTAGTATCATCGCAACATTAACCAGTTTCAACGGTCCCAACATCGCAATTGATTTTGACGTGTCCAGTCGTTGCGGCTTCTGCTGCCGCCCCGAAGGCGATTGCATTCCCGCTGATATCGCCGGAAGCTTCCGTAACATTCGCCGGCGTATCAAAAGCCCCCGTGCTGCCGCCTCCATTTAGATCCCAAGTGAGCGCACAACCATTTGTCCATGCAACGCCAGCGACCTTAGGGCATTCGAAAACGCCGGAGAGAGCAACAACTCCCTGATCATCTTCCGAATAATCGATGTCATTGACAGCGATCCCGAGCAGGCTTCCAATAACAACTACATCGCCAGCGGTATAATCTGCGGCAGCAGTGAATGTTAGGTAATCACCTGGCTGCACAAACTTCGTCGCCATGATCTTTTATCCTCTCGACCATTGGCACTAATTATGCGCCATCATTCCGATAAGTGAAACGCCAGTCTGCTGCCGATGCATGGAAATCCAATCTAACCTGGAATTTAATTCCATCGACATCGAACGGATCATCTACGCGAATGCGCGGAGCAGATTCGCCCTCAAGATAACCATATACTATCGCTGCACCCTGTGCCATTGGATCAGCAAAGAGATACCATGCCGTTGTGCCGATAGTTGCTGTACCATCCAACAAGGGTTCAACGATCAATGTTAGTGATCTCAAACTTGCTACCGCAATGTCCACTGCCGATGTAACCGTTGTCAGCGGAAATAATACAGCCTCGGCAACAGTCTCTTTAGCGGCAGGAACAACCAGATAACGAGGCAGCACATTTAGCGTTTCCCCATCAAGCGATTTTTGCAGGCGCATCGTCTTTCGCGCAACGCCAAGGGAAGTTCCAGAGATTGCAGTACCACTCGATGTCGTTAGATTGGCGTGACCGCCAGTACTCGTTACCGCCGTCGCATTATATAATGCGCCAGTATCAGTCATTGTCGGATTAGCCTGAACGACTCCCCATGCAGTTTTGTTCTCAAAACGTGCGACAGCCTGACCAATCTTGGCGACCATCCGACCGAAAACGCCAAGCGAATCATTGATAAGTGCCTTGCGTGTAATGCTAAATGTGCGACCGTAAGTATCAAGAGTCGCCGTTTCCTTTGATTCACTAATCGTTCCGTAAGTGAATTCTCCGCTTTCTAGGACCTTGGCCAGCGCGGGATAATCGCCATCGCGTAACAGATTATGTGCCTGGAAGTTAGTCAGATTTACTTGCCCCATAACAGATCTGAATGTAGCAGGAGCAGCATCATAACTCCCAAGGAAAATTTTATTTGCGGCAGTTCCAAGAAGATTCGGGAAATCCGAAGTCGTATGCATTGCTTCGTCGACGATTTGAGTCCGGGTCATGCGACGAGTGTCGCGACCGCGTCGATCTAGCAAGTTCCGCATGAAATCTTGCGCGCGCCACGTTTTATATTCCCGGAAGTCCTCGGTAACTTTCATTCCTGGAACGAAATCGCTGGCGATCGCATTCGCCATTCTCTCATGAATGACTTTCGGATCTTCGTTCGAGAACAAAATTTGGGCATTACCAGAAGGAATAAGATTTGTCATTGTTGTCTGTCGCGCTTGTCTGCGAGCAAACAATTCAATCAAATCATCCTTAATATCGACGGGATCGATGCCAGCATCAAGCATTTGCTGTGCCTCAGATACAAGATTCAATCTCGATGCTGAGGTAAATACCGCCTGAATATGACGGGCTTTTTCGTTCGCAAGACGGGTAGCCTCCCGCTGAATTTCAGCAAGTGACTTGGCGCGATTTCCATCATCATCTTCCGCATTCACCGGCTGCTTTGGCTTGGGGGCAGGGAGAGATTCGGAAACAAGTTGATCAATTAGAGCGCGACGATCGACGGTTTTTGGAGCGACATCCTCCACTTTCTGGGTGGATGTTACTTCATTTGCATCATCGGCCATCTTGTTTTCCTTTCTAAGTAATCTACGCGCACCATCTGGAACGTTAGAAAATTTGCTCAAATCAGCAGATGCGGCAATTGCTGGTCTTTCGAGCAATGTGGTCGCGAACCCTTTTGCGACCGCCGTTTTGCCATTCATCCATGTCTCGGATGCCATCATTTCTTCAATTTCGCCTGAGTCAATACCCGTTCGGGAAGAATAAATGCCAACAATCGATTCCTTAATACCGCGAAGCGTTTCTGCCATTTTCGCATGATCTTCTGCTGTTCCGATAGTAAGACCACTCGGATCATGAATCATCATCCATGCGTCTTCTGGCATATGAATTTCATCACCAGCCATTGCAATTACACTTGCGATGCTTGCTGCAATCCCATCTATAACGACAGTCTTTTTTGCATCAACTCTTGATAAAATATTTTTGATGGCAAACCCCATAAATACGTCACCGCCATCTGAATTGAGATAAATATTAAGATCGGAGATTTTTCCGAGCTTCTTAAGTTCATCCACCACCATTTTATCGGTGATTCCAAATGGATGAATTGAATCGTAAATATATAGATTTCCAGTTGTTCCTTTTTTTGCGCAGCGAAAGTTTGCCATTTTTATCTCCTATCCATAATATGCGAGCGTAAGGACCGCCGTTGCCCCAGAGACGGCTGATATTTGGGTAATTCCATTGATTCCAACAATATATGGTTCCATTCCAACGCATATCCCGATAGGAGCATAACCAGACGTATCATCCGTTGCCGGGATGACTGAAATTGCTACTACGGATACATCATCAATTGTTCCTGTAAATGAAGTCGTATCGAAAACAAGATCGAGATCCGTAGAACCGGCAACGATCGTTTCCGTAAATGTTGATGATGTGCTTCTATCTGTTCCATTCGTGCCACCGAGAACCGGTCTAACGGATCCAGCGCTTCTAGTGGCAGTGAATGTCACTTTATATGATCTACCGACCTGGAGATTGCTTAACGTCTGTGATAAATTTGTATTAATGGCGCCAGTTGCAGTTGCAATGCCACCTGCAATCGTCCATCCAGTTCCCTTGGTCCAGTCAGAATCTGCGGCAAAATCACCGTTAGTAATTAGTTCTTCTTGCGTTTCCTCTAAAAATTGCAAATATGCTGGATTCGCAGCAGCAGCAGTTGTCGAGATCATCACCCAATGTGCATCAGCTGGAACATCGAAATTTTCGGCCGTCGTTCCAATGCTTCGACTTTCGATATGATCTGAAACCTGCTGATAGTTTTCAAATCTCTCTAATTCTTTCATTGCAGAGTTACCTCATTCTGCATATCTCCTTGCGGAGATAATGCGCCATTTGCTGGTTGTGGCTGTGGTTGTGGTGTGATTTGTTTGACATGCGGCAGATTCAATCCATCCAATTCAACACGTTCTTGTTTCAATTGTTGAATGTGTGCATCCGGATCTTTTCCGGTAGATGAAATTACTTCCTTAAATGTGCGGCGACCCGCAAGAAGTGCCGCATCTGTGGCTTCTCCATCTTTCTGTGGATCAATAAACGGACGATCTGGAAAATCCCAATCGACTTTCGTCGCATAAAGCCGTGATTGGCTCGCCCCGGCTATTTGATCGAAATGCATCCACATTGGACGGCACATCATTGGTTTAAGCATAAGTTTTTGCCAGCAATCTAGCAAAGCCCAAAAATCCAGCAATCCTGTTCGAATGCTTGAATAATTTACTTGTCGCAGATCACCTGTTAATGAAGCATAGTTAAGACCGCATCCTGCCGCAATGGCATGCAAGAGCATCACCTGCCATTCTTCGTCACCTTCAGATTGCGGAGGTACACCAAATGATACATCTTCCTCCGGTAGCAAATATTCGATACGACCTGGCTGCATTTGTTGTTCTCTTGGTTGGCTCGTCTTGCCTGTTATTGTTGCTGATTCTGGAATCTTTCTGACAAATGCAGTATAACATGCCTGGATTTGCGCTCTCATTAAACGCGTCGCATTCAAGTCATCATGATTTTTTGCATATAGCACGCAAGGTGCAATCCAAGGAACACCTCGTGTTTGTTCCGGTCGCGTCTTCCAATAAACCGGGGCAACAAGATTTGCCGGAATCCTCTCAACGGTCATTCCCTGTCGACGAGTCGTAAATAGATTCGCACCTGGATGTTCGGTGAACATATGATATGCCAAACGGCGTCCATTATTGGAATATTCGACGCCAAGAATTACCACGCCACTTTGATCTTGAAGTGCATAAGTTCTGCTATGATCTATATAGTCTGGTTCTAAAACGCGAATAACCCATGGAATGCGTCTGCCCATTCCAGGTGTAGGAACAAATCGAATTAGTGCTTCGCCACTTTCTACAACTGTGCGAGCAACAAGTCTTTGCAATCCATAAAGATCATCTAATCCATCTGCATCACAAGTATCGACCCATTCATCCCATAGACCAAGTGTTCTTTCTCTAATTTGTTGGCTGATTGTATTTCCCAGTCGTGGTCTAATCCCAGTCCCAACTAGCTTTGCCGCAAGTATTTCATATGCATGGGAAACAAAAGGATTATTCCGACCAAGATCTCTCGCGTTTGCGCGAAGCTTATCAATGGCTGCGCCAACTTCAGCATCTGCGCTCGATGTGGTGGTGTACCAGCCAGATGTTGATCTTGTGCTTGTCGCACCATCATAACGATTTGACAGATTTTCTATCGCCACGCGGGCAATAGCACGCTTCAGTCCAAGGGCTGGAAAAAATGTTGCTATG